GGAGTCCCGCCGCAGTTGCTTGGCATACCCGTCGATTCTACGTTCTCCAATTACTCCGAAGCCAAAACAGCCTTTTGGACCGACACCGCATTGCCGCTCCTTGCGCTCTATCTCGAAGGACTCAATCGCTGGTTGACGCCGCTATACGGCGACGATCTGTTCCTCTGGTACGACGAGGAAATGATTCCCGCGCTGGAGCCGCTGCGCAAAGCGAAGGCCGACCGTATCAACTCCGCCGAGTACATGACGATCAACGAAAAGCGGCAGGCGATGGGCCTTGATGACATTGACGGCGGCGACATCGTATTCGTATCCGCACAGGACATCCCGCTCGACATCGCGGGATCGCCAGACTTTAATGCCGCGCCATCCGTCACGAATACGCCCAACCTTCCGCCCGATCAAGTCGCCAAACGCATGTCATGGCTCATTGAGCAGGGATATTCCAAGGATCGCGCCGAACGCCTGGCCAAACTTATCTACGCGTAAATGCCCAAGCGCGCGCACGTCGTATTCCTTGCGACGCTTGATCGTTTTGAAGCGAGGCTGTTACCGCGCATTGTCGCCGACAAGAAGCTATTCATCGAAGCCGCCTCGCAGCGTTACGCCGATCACGGCACGCCGAATTTCTTCGATCTGGTTGACGACCACCAGCAGCAATTATTTGAAACACTGAAAGCCCACTACCGCAAAGTCATTCCAGCTTTCGGCGCGCTCAGCCTCACGCAGATCAAGAGCAGGCAGTTCAAGGACGCCGAAGAAGATTCTCTATTCGCTGACCTCGCTGATCGCTGGATACACACCGAAGGGCTGAAACGCTCCCATCTGATCGCTGACACCACTGAAGCCGACGTTCTTGCAGCCATCGCGCGCGGCATGGATGAAGGCGAAGGAACCGCTTCCATCGCGCGGCGCATCGCCGAAGTGACAGACCTGTCGCCGTTTCGCTCCGAATTGATCGCGCGCACCGAAACCCACGCCGCCGCGACGTATGCCGGAATCGAAAGCGTGCGCGATGCCGAGGACAAACTTGGCGTGACGATGCTGAAGGAATGGGCGCCTACGCTCGACGACCGCACCCGGCCAGCCCATGCGGCAATGCAAGGCTCCGATCCGATTCCGCTGGATGACAGGTTCATCGTGGACGGCGAAGAGCTTGACCGTCCCGGCGATCCATCCGCTAGTCCTGACAACGTAATCAATTGCCGGTGCACCGTTTTTTATTCCGAGGCTGAATGAACCCGACCCAAGCAGCCAAGAAAGCTCTGCAAGAAGCCTGCGCTAAGGCTCATCTGCCGCAACCCGACTACCTGGAAATTATCCAGACCAACTGGCTGTGCATCAAAATCTGCTTTGGATGGACGAAATACAGAGTCCGGGGCTATCGCTTCATCGTTCATTCCACCGAACGGCGCGAACCTCGCCTCGCATCGCCAGAACAGCGAGCCGACATCTTTTCTGATCTTCTCCTCCGCGCACCACTTCTTGGCGTACCGACGTACCAATGAGCCGGATCGTCAAGCAAGACCGCAACGTCATACAGGCTGATTTTCGACCCACCAAATTAACGCTCAACATCACCTTCCACGCGACGCTCCTCTACCGCGACGATCTTGTCGCCCTTGCGCGCGTGACCTACCTGGTCAATGGCCAATCTTCCGATGCCCTACCTCCGCATCACGTCGTCATCGACCTTCACCCAAGCAAGGAAACCGCATGACGACCATTCTCCGCAAGTCTTTCCCGCTCTCCATAAAAGCGGAAGGCGACGACCGCGCCATCGAAGGCTGGGCATCCACGTTCGGCAACACCGATAGCGACAACGACATCATTCTCCCCGGCGCATTCGCCGCGTCGCTGAAAGAGCGTATGCCCAAGATGTGCTGGCAGCACGACAGCCGCCATATCCCCGGAATCTGGGACGAGGCGCGCGAGAGCGACCAGGGCTTGTACGTCAAAGGCCGCATTCTCGGCACGACGCTCGGCAACGACGCGTACACCCTACTCAAGGCGGGCGCAATCGACAGCATGAGCATCGGCTACAGCCCGACCGAATATGAGATAGACGTAAAAACAGGCACGCGCACGATCAGCAAGATCGACCTGTGGGAAGTTTCGCTCGTGACATTCCCGGCCAACGAGCAGGCCCGCATTACCAGCGTAAAGAACAAACCCGACAACGCGCGGGATTTAGAGCATTACCTGCGAGACGCAGGCTTCAGCCGTTCGGAGGCGAAAAAGATCGTCGCCGAAGGCTTCAAGGCGATTGTTGACCAGCGAGACGCTGAGCAGCAGGAGCTAAACACCCTTTGCAAACTACTCAACCAATTCCAACTGTAAGGATACCTATGACCGAAGTTAAAACCGCTGCGGACGCCGTAACCGCCGCCGAGAACGCGATAAAAGCGTTTGAAGCGATCAAATCCGACGTATTGCCTCTGGGCAAGAAGTTCGAGGAGTTAGACGCCTCTACCCAGGCCTCGTTCAAGCGCATGGAGAAATCCGTAGCCGACGGCATGGAAGCCGCTCAGAAAGCCGAAGCTAAAGCTATTGCCCTTGAAGAAGGCCGCAAAGCCCAGCAAAAGGAAATCGACCAGCTAGTGACCGCGCTCAATCGCGTGTCGCCCGGCTCCGGCGAAGACCAGACGAAGAATCTGCGCAAGAAAGCCAACAAGCTCTTCAATGAATTCGCTCGCATGGATACCGGCAACACGTCGATGTATTTCGGCGAGTTCATGAAACAGGCCGCTGAAAAGGACGTTGAAATCAAAGCGATGTCCGTTGACAGCGATCCGAATGGCGGTTTCCTCACCATGCCGGAATTCGCAGGCATCATTCAGACCAAGGTATTTGAATCCTCGCCCATGCGCCAACTGGCGAACGTGACGACCATTGGTTCCGACACGCTCGAAATCGTTCCCGATATTGACGAGAGCGAAGCGTCATGGACCACCGAACGCGCATCACGCACGGCGACCACCACGCCTACTCTGGGTCTCATCAACATCAACGCCCATGAGATGTACGCTAATCCGCAAGTCACCCAGAAAATGCTCGATGACAGCGTTATCGACATCGAAGCCTGGATTCAGAAAAAGGTAGCGGATAAGTTCGCTCGCAAGGAAGCGACCGCGTTCGTCACCGGCTCCGGCGTCGGACAGCCCAAAGGCATCATGAGCTACACCGCAGGCACGACCCTTTCTTCGGGTCAGGTCGAGCAGGTGAACAGCGCAAATGCCACGAGCATTGTCTGGGACGGTCTGGTCAACACGCAGAACGCTCTGAAAGAACCATATCAGGCGAATGCGACTTGGCTTTATCACCGCGCGACCAACGCGGTTATGATGCTGATTAAAGACGGTGAAAACCGACCGATCTTCAACATGAACTATGACAGGAACGCCGGTCTTGCGCCGTCGCTCCTTGGCGCGCCTGTTCGTTTTGCGGCTGATATCGCCACCGTATCCTCCAGCGCGCTTGCCGCTGCATACGGTGACTTCCGCCAGGCGTATCAGATCGTTGACCGCATGGGCACCCGCATCCTGCGCGATCCGTATACGAACAAGCCGTTCATCGGCTTCTACACGACGCGTCGCGTCGGTGGCGGACTCGTCAACTTCGAGGCAATGAAAATCTTGAAGATCAGCGCGTAATCAATAACTTATCCAAGGAAGGACTCTACTATGGTTAATCACTCTACTCTCCACAGCGATGTGGGCGTCGCCACGTTGCTGGTTCCGCTGATTCGCACGGCTGACGCCGTACCCGCAGACGGCTCAGGACTCGACCTCGCCAATTGCGATAGCGCCGAATTGATCTTTTTGATCGGCGCGAACGGTGACACCTATTCCAGCACCGACAAGCTGGAACTGGAAGTCCAGGAATCGGACACCGATGTTGACGGCAGCTATACCGCTGTCGCCAATGCCGATCTGACCAACTACGTCACCGGCACCAACGTCGGCACGATCAAGGTACTGACCGCCGATGCGAATTGCGCGCAGTCCTACGTCGTCGGCTATCGCGGAAGCAAACGCTACATACGTGGCCGCTTCAACTTCAGCGGTACGCATTCGACGGGAACGTCCGTCGCGTTGCTTGGCTTAAAAGGCCGCAACCGGATGCAGCCTGCGAACAGCTACACCTAAACCTTTGATGGAGGGGCAGAAATGTCCCTCCATTCCTTCTTTTTGGAGAACACGATGAAAAATATCTACAAGCTGCTCGCCGTATTGCTTGCGATCACCGCATCACCGGCAGCCGCCCAAACCTTCAACGGCCCGTGCTATCGCACTTCCGATACATGGACGCTCGCCAGCGGTTGTACGCTCACGTCCGCCAGCGGCAGCACGGTTACGCTCGCCGGAACTACCACGCTATCCGGTACGACCAACCTCAGCAATGACGTTACGCTTGCCACCGGCAAGGCGTTGCACCCGGACACCACCACCGCCCATACGATGCTCTTGCAAGCGTATGACGTTGACGGCACGGCCTACAAGACATTCGGCACGTTCACCAACGGCAACACCCCTTCATATGCTCTCGCGCAGCCATCAGGCGGCACGCTGACATGGGACGGCGGCGCAATTGGCGCAACAACGGCAGCCGCAGGCACGTTTACCACCCTTCAGGCCAATACCAGCCTGAAAGTAAACGCAACCGATGGCACGTCCATTACCGCGATCCGTTTCGCATCTGACGCGATAGCCTCCGGACAGACTGCCAAAACGACCAGTCTCACCGGCGTAACCGCATCCTCCAAATGCGTCGCCACCGGCAACGAAGTTCCGAGCAATACGGCATATATCAAGTCAGCCGCAGCCGGAACCGATCAGGTTATCGTAACGGTCAACACCGATCCCGGCGCGTCGAATCTCGATTTCACTCTCATTTGCCTGAACTAACATGACCGCCGCAACCGACGATTTTGCAAACCTCGCTTCAGGACTCAGCAGCCCATATCGTCATGGGGCCGCTGTTTCTCCAAGCGATACCGTCGATCTCACCAACGTATCCCGTGCCATCTATGTCGGCGGCACGGGAACGCTGACCTACATCAGCCAAGGCGGCGACACCGTTGCGCTTCTTGGAAACATCCCTGTAGGGACCGTACTCCACGTTTGCGCATCGCGCGTCAAATTGACCGGCACTTCCGCAACCAACCTCGTAGCTCTCTGGTAGTTCTTATGACCCCGCATCTGATTCTCAAAAGCTTTCCCGGCAACCAGACCGGCATTGGCCCAACGCAACAGTTCGTTGAAGGTGAAGTCGCCGATCTGTCCGAACATCTGGCGGCGGTCGTAGTACCGGCTGGCCTTGCCGAGCCTTGTATTCCTACATCCGCCTCGCCATCCGCTGAAGAAAAAGCGATTGAGACTGTCCCGGCCAACAAGGCCCGCAAGCTTTCCCTCAAGAAGAAAGCCGACAAGGACGATTCGGAAACCGAAAC